GGAGCAAAGACCAGAGCATCTGTAGCGTCTTTTAATAAGCGACGCGATAAGTACTGGTTTGAGAAGACTTCTCGTAAGTACTCTGATAAAGAAATCGTAGATTTTTTAGTATCTAATTTTGTTGCTTCTACTAACCCACAAAATCTATGGATTGGAGAAATTATCAATTCTGGAGAAAGAAACTATGCCGAGTGGATGAAACGACAGCAGAGTTTGAGTTACTTGTACAGAGAACAAATGCAAGAATTTTTCTCGGAAAACAAATTAGAGGATGCCTTCAATTGTTCCAAAGGACATCCACCAATACTTAAAAAGTTCTTGGGAGGAGAGGTATCAATTGAGTCCTTGGCAATATGCGAAAAGGTGTTTTCTTTCAGAGAAAAGTTTGATAAAAATCTTGATGACCCAGTGTGGGAGTGTGTTTCCTTAAAGATTAAAAAATATTCACCGTTTATTCAAGTAGATATTTTTAAATATAAAAAAATACTCAAAGAAATAATTTTATAATTGGCGGGCAGCAAAGTCGGGTAGGGGTATTTGACTTGCGTAAGTCCCGCCTTTACAATATAAATAATATTACCCCTACTAAAAGAATATGTTAAATGTATCAGGTATTAACAGTGCCCTTAATATTGACGGACCTAATTTTATAGAAGACATATCAATTACAGATTCTGAAAAATTTCCATCTAGAGAAGTTCAAAAAGAACAAGCTCGTCAAAAATGGAGAGAAAAAAATCCAGATTATGAAAAGAAAAGATGGGCAAAAGGATTAACCGAAGAACAAATTTTAGCTAGACGAGATAGAGAAAAGAAGCGGTATTGGGAAAATAAAAAAGATAGGGAAACCCGTAAAAAACGGGCAAGAGAAAGAAAACAAAGGTTAAAGAACAATTCCTAAATATTGATATGTTCCGTTATAAAAAGATTTTGAGGCAAATTGTAGATGAGTGATTTTTTCGAGTCAGAAATCGTAATGGAAGAATTGCGAGAAATCAATGATCTTCAAGAAGATGTTTATTTGAATATCATGAAATTTGGTCAAATGACTAAAGAAGAAAAACTGGAACATGTTGATAAACTTTCTGAATTATTAGAAAAACAGAAAGTTATGTATGCTCGTTTGTCATTATCGAACGATCCAGAAGCATTGGAGATGAAGAAAAATCTTCAAAAATCTATGACACTTATGGGGTTTTCCCCAGATACTGATATGAATTATCTTTTCAATACTTTTGGTGCGACTATTGATTCTCTCAGAGAAAGTCTTGACACCTGAGGGCAACGCTGTTATACTATTCAAGTCGATCCAACAAATCCGACAAATCCAACTAATCCGAGGTAATCCGAATGTCATTCGCAGATCTTAAGAAACAATCCAAACTGGGTTCCCTGACCGCCAAACTGGTCAAGGAAGTAGAGAAAATGAGCACTAACAATGCTTCTGGAGATGAGCGTCTCTGGAAACTGGAAGTGGACAAAAGCGGCAATGGTTATGCCGTCATCCGTTTTCTCCCTGCTCCCGATGGTGAAGATCTCCCCTTTGTTAAACTGTACTCCCACGCCTTCCAAGGTCCTGGTGGTTGGTACATTGAGAACTCCCTGACCACTCTTGGTCAGAAGGACCCTGTGTCTGAATACAACACGATGCTGTGGAACAACGGCACCGATGCTGGTAAAGAACTTGCCCGTAAGCAGAAGCGTAAACTGACTTACATCTCCAACATCTATGTGGTCAAGGATCCTGCCAACCCTGAGAATGAGGGTAAGGTCTTCCTTTATAAGTTCGGCAAGAAGATCTTTGACAAGATCACTGCCGCAATGCAACCTGAGTTCGAGGACGAGGAAGCAATCGATCCCTTTGACTTCTGGCAAGGTGCTAACTTCAAACTGAAGGCAAAGAACGTTGCCGGTTATCGCAACTATGATTCTTCAGAGTTTGCCCGTCAGGATGCACTGCTTGACGATGATGATGCTATGGAAACAATTTGGAAGAAAGAGTATTCTCTCCAAGACTTTGTTGCTGCAGATCAATTCAAGTCCTATGATGACCTGAAGAAGCGTCTTGACTATGTGCTCGGTAACAAGGGCACTCCTAAGTTCCAAGACCAAGAGTCTATTGAGGAAGAAGAAGAGTTCCGTCAGCAGAATCGTGGAGATGTAGCACCTCCTGTTCCTCAGTCAATCAAGGAAGAACTTGAAAGTCTTACTCCTACCAAGACGACTGATGATGACGATGATGCAATGTCCTACTTCGCACGACTTGCTGAAGATTGATTAAGGTGAAGTAACTCTAGTATTCTCAGTACGTGCCAGATTTTCTGTTATGTACTGAGATGATGTGGAATAAGTCATTTCTATTCTCATATCATTTAAAAATTGTTGAAGATATGATCTTTTCAGTAAATATATTAGACTTTTTTTATCATTTTTTCTAACTTCATATTCCCAGTTGCTGATTCCAATGAAGGGGTCAGCAATTTTTTCTGATGTTGTGTGTTCAGTATCGTTTGTGTATGTTTTATTATTGTCTGTATAATAAATCTTAAATTTTGTTGTATTATTCCCACCATTAACAACTTTTCCAGATGGTAAAATAATATTATTTTTAGAATCTTTTATTTCTTTGGTTTCATAATGATGAATCTCATTCAAATTATTGCCATGTAATTTAAATGCATATTCATAAAGATTTTTATTTGAAAGAGGCCATTCATCTCTGACATTAATAATTCCTGCAGTCATCGTAACAACCCAATCGAGTTGAGAATCTCCATAAAATTCTTCTGCTACAGTGTCTGGTCTTGAACCCTCTGGTATTTCATATTTGTCAAATATCGTAAATACATTTTGAAGATCATCACGAAATCTACATCTTCTAAAAAAGTTTTTAACAATCAAATAATTTTGAGAAGAGTTGCTATCAGAAAGAAATGATTGATATGCTAGATCTGGTAATTCTCTAAAATAACCCATTTTAGTATCCTACTCCTGTTCCTGCTGTTGTATCGTCATAATCAATATCATAAATTGGTTCGAGTTCTTGAAATGATAATGAAATTGATGTGGAAACTGGTGTTCCATCGCCATAAGTTGAGTAATTGCCTGATGATGTGTAGTCAACAGATAAATTGGTCAGAAAACACTGCTTAAATTTATTCAAAAAAGAATGTTCTTTTGATCCTTGTCTATAGATTAATTCAAAAACGTTTGGTGTTTCTAAATATAATGTTGCGTCTTTACCTGCTTTTGGCGCCATGTTCTTTTTTAATGAACGTATAATATTTCTTATTTCAATAGATTCTTTTCTATTTCTTGGAGTTAATTGAAATTGAAATTGAAATTCTCTTAATGTTGGACCATTAAATAATAATTCCATATTAGGATTAAAAACTTTTCCATCAGTTCTTGATTGAATTTGATTAAAATCTACATTTGAACCAAAAGAATTGGCAATATTTGCAGCAAGTTGTTTATTTATAATGTCCGAAGCATTCTCAAGATTCAATCCTGTTTGAGCAAAACTTTTTTTGCTCACTTCGGTTAAGTTTTTAATAATATCATTTATGTTTCCACTGGTTACAGATTCTCCCGCACCCAAAGCAAGAGAAAGAACACCACTAGAAATGCTATTAAGACTATTTGCTCCGTAATCAACTCTATTTCCATCTTGCAAACTTGATGGCATTGGTAGAAGTATAATTTCTTTTACTAATTTTGGATTTATTCTTCTAAATCCTTCTTGTGGAGACCTTGTAAGTTTTGTGATGCTTATTTTTTCTTTTAATATTTCTTTACCACTCTCGTCTTTGGTACTTGAGGATATATCGATATCATTAAATTTTTGTCCCAAAGGTTTATAATTTGCAATATTGATCTGCAAATAATCAGTTTTTGAAGTAAATGCCTTTAATGGATATCTATGTACTTTAGCCATTATAGTTTTCTAACTATTTAGAAGGAATTTGGCATATGGAATCCTTCTCATATCTGTAAGTTCTTCTTTTTGAACTTCATATAATTGTCCTATGACTTCATTCCATGTATATCTCCTCGGTTTTGACCAATGAAAGTTATATCCATCAAAACCAAAGTCGTATACATTATTTGCAAGTATTAATGGATGTTGGTCATATACTATTCCAGGAGTTTTTGCATTATAAACAAAGGTATATAATTTTCCAGGAGATGGAATGAATCCACTTGGATCAAGTGTTTCCATTATTTTCATCATCAAATCTTCAGGATCTTCTGTTCCTATTAATTCATTTACAATATTTCTAACTCTATTACTAGAATCACTTGTGGGTCTTTTTTTCTTAGGATCTTTTTTTATATTTTTGTCATAAACATTAGACCCTACTGGAACATTAGGATCACTACTATAAGTTACTTCACCGGTTTCGGTTCTATAAAAATATTTTCTACCAGTTCTTCCTCCTTGTTTTATTGGCATTACTTAATACCTTCTTTATCAACAAACATTCCAATATTTATAATTAAAACAATTCATTCTCAGTTAATACTTTAAATTCATAACCACGATCTAAACACCATTCTTTGGCAGCACTCCATTTTGCCTGATTTCTTACATACTCCTTTACTTCATAAATATAACCTTTTGTTTTTTTCTGTTGAACCTTTGGTTCAAGTGTTTGTTTAAAAGGTTTTACTTCAATCAACATTTTTTTAATTTTTCCACTAGTTTCTCTAACTTTAATATAGAAATCTGGAAAATATCTATGAATTTTATTGTCAAGAGGAGATCTATAAGGAAGGGCAATTTCTTCGCTACCCCACTCTAAAATATTTTCATTTTTGTCACAATAAACCATAAACTTTCGCTCCCATAGAGAACGATAAACTATATTTGATGGATTGCCTCTGTATTTTTTAGGAAAGGATGGTTGATATTTTCCCTTATATGCCATCTAAATACTTAATAATGTAGACTCGTATAAGGTATTTAGAGTGGCAAATTCTCTAGTCAAAAGAATAACATCACCAGAAGTTAAGGATATTTTTGGAAATTTATCAAAATCTAATCACTATCTGGTATCTTTTTCGACTTTAAAGAAAACAATTACAGAACATATAAAATATAAATTTGGTATTGAAAATGTAGAAGAATTTCTTTCTAGGAAATCTGGTCTTCTCTGTTCTGATGCATCTTTGCCAACAAGTGCTTTTGCAAAATTTACAGTTAATGATAATTTTTTAGGAATACCGCAAGAATTTGCTCATACTAGATTATATACTGATTTAGATTTTACTTTTTATGTTGATAAAGATTATAAAAATTTAAGATTATTTGAAGGATGGATGGATTATATTTCCAGCGGTTCAGAATATTATGATAGAGTAAATGAGCTTCAGGATAATTATTATCGAAGAATGATGTATCCAGATGATTATAAAGTCCAAACTATGAATATTATTAAATTTGAAAAAGACTATTCAAATCAGTTAGAATACCAATTTATAAATGCATTTCCAGTATCTGTCATTTCCGTTCCAGTTTCATATGGTCCTGCGGAAATTTTAAAGGTTACAGTTACTTTTAATTATGATCGATATATTATAAATCCGAAAGGCAATTATCGCCCAGGAAAGACTAAGTTTAAATCAATAGCTGGATCTGCAGCACGACTGGAAGACGTAAGAGGAGGATCATATCAAGTAAGAGAACTTCCATCAAGTTATCCGATACCACCATCATTATTTCCTCCACCGCCTGTAAATTTACCGCCACTACCATTATCTCCAGTTAGACAAACTACAACTACAACTACAACTACAACTCAACTTCCTGTTTCAGATCAAATATCTCCATGACGTAATTGATAAATAATCAAAACTGAATTTGTCATAGGATATTATGCCTTTACCGAAAATTGCCACACCAACATATGAGTTGGAATTGCCTTCTACTGGAAAAAAAATTAAATATCGTCCATTTCTTGTAAAAGAAGAAAAAATACTGATTATGGCATTAGAATCTGAAGACATGAAACAGATTACAGATGCAATTGTCAATACTTTGAATGATTGTATTATGACTAGAGGAGTAAAAATTTCTAACTTATCTACTTTTGATATTGAATATCTTTTTTTAAATGTTAGATCAAAATCTGTAGGAGAATCTATAGAAGTTTCTATAACATGTCCAGATGATAATGAAACTAAAGTAGATGTTGAGATTGATATCGATTCGATTAAAATATTTAAAAATAAAGGGCATAATAATATTATAAAATTGGATGATGAACTTTCAATGAAGATGAAATATCCATCTATTTCTCAATTTGTTGAAAATAATTTTGATACTGGTGATGACAATGACGATATTAAAAAATCTTTGGGTTTGATTACTTCATGTATTGATATTGTATACAATAAAGAAGAAAGTTGGCAAGCATCTGATTGTACCAAAAAAGAATTGGAAGCATTTGTAGATCAATTGAATACGAAACAATTTAAAGAAATTGAAACATTTTTCAATACTATGCCAAAATTATCTCATGTAGTTCTCGTTAAGAATCCCATTACTAATGTAGAATCTGAAGTTACGTTGGAAGGATTGGCAAGTTTTTTCAGTTGAGTATGGCTCATACTGATCTTGAGTCATACTATAAAGTAAATTTTTCGTTAATTCAGCATCATAAATATTCTTTGACAGAGCTTGAAAATATGATTCCATGGGAACGTGAAGTTTATCTTTCTTTGCTTCATCAATATATTGAAGAAGAGAATTTAAAGGCACAGCAACAAAATGGAATTTAGTAAAGTTTAATGATTAACTCAATATTCTCAGGTCTTTCACAAAGAATAACACAGAAAACAAATATCACTAATAGAGCAGTCTCGGCATCTTTAACGGAGACTAACTCATTATTAATGGATATTCGCAGACAATTATCTGCAGATTATTCTAAACGAATAAATGATGAAAGATCTGAAAATATTATCAATAGAAAAAGAGTCTCTAAAGAAAAATTTTTATTAAAGGAAAATCTAGTAGAAACTATAAAAAGTATTGGAAGTAACGTTGGAAAAGTAGTAATATCTCCGTTCAATAAATCTATCTTCAATTTAGGGAATGTTTTAAAAAATCTCCTTTTAAGCATAGGAGTTAATGCTGCTTTTAAGTGGTTATCTAAAAAAGAAAATCTTGAAAATCTTAATGAATGGGTTAATACCATTTCAAGTAAATGGAAAGAGATATTAGGAATAATTGCAGGATTGGGGGGATTATTTGCCATAGGAAAATTGATAGGTCCTCTTATGACTCTCAAAAGGATATTCACTTTCTTATCCTTGCCAAAAGTTTTAGGTGCGATGGGAATACTTTTTGCAATTAAAGAATCTCCAAAATTGGGAGATAAACTTAGAAAACTTGGAGACAAACTTGATGAAATGAGTGAAAATCAAGAAGGTTTATCCAAAACTGGTTTAGAAATATTATCTAAAGCACTCGAAGGTAGTGGAATAATTTCAGATATACTCACTACTCCTTTTCAAGGACTTATGGAAATTATTAAATCAGGTGGCAATATCACAGAATCAAATATAGTAATGGAGGAACGTGATAGAATACTGAGGGAAAATATAAGAGAATTCTTATTTAATCTTAATATTCCTGGACTTAAAATACCAGAAACTCCAGGTTCTTTTGGAACAAGTGATTTATATGATATTAAAATAGAGAACTGGAAGAAAATTTTAGGAGAGACATTTCAGGGAGTTCGGCAATTATTTGAGAAATTCCCTGAAAACACTACAAATGGAAACGGAGTAAATGATGAACCGGTTCGTATTAAAGTGGAACCATATAGGACACAAAGTTTTAAACCTAGTAGTAATAATTTTTCAACAGCGTTCTTAACTTTACCTCCAGAGATATTACAATCACCACCATCAATTCATGCAATACCTACATCAACAGAAGGGGATATATCAGTTCCTACAGTAACATCTTTCGATTCTGCAAATCCATATGTTGTTCAGATTTCTAAAGAAATATACGGAATGTTCGCATAAAAAATGGATAATCGTACTATAAGACAGGCAGAAAATATAAAAATAAACGCAAAAGGTCTTAGAAATTTTTTGCGTTTATCAAATAAAAAATTATTTGCCTATAGAGAAAAGAATGATAATTTTAAAAATGTTCAATTACAAAAACAAAACGTACAACAAAAAATTAGTGGATCTGGACTTAGGGGAAATATATCTGCATCCTTTTCCGGTCTTATAGGAACATCATCAATGTCTATAGGTGCAGGAAATATCTTTAATAACATAATGAGAGTTGGTTCTAGTTTATTGATTTCTATTTTGGTTAATAATTTGCCAAAAATTATTGAAAAAATAAAAGATGTTATTGACACTATTGAGAATTATATAAATCCAATTAAAAAGTTTTTTGATAGTATGAAAAAAACTTTTTATGATAATATTAAGAAAATAAATCAAATAGAAAAACTTGAAGAGTATGGCGATTTAATAAAAAATATTCCAACTATAAAAGAAACAATAGATTTTATTAATGAAAAATATCAAGGTATTAGAACTAAAGTAGATAATTTATTTGGCGGTAGTAAAGATATGGTTTTGGCAAAAGAAGATGGTGTGGAGGGATTTATTGATAAACTTAATGACAATAAGTTTATTCCATTAGAATGGTCAGTAGAAGAAAAACTGAGATATGAATTTATGAAATATAAAGATATAATTCAAAATAAATTAATACCTCATTTTACACAGATTGTAAAAACATTTTATTCTCCTCTGAAAGATTTTCCAGATCTTCTTATTTGGAAGGATGCTTATAAAAATACCTCTGATACTCTTAAATCAAAAATTCTTGAAGCATCTGAAAAACTATATGGAAAAATGTACGTGGATACTTTAGAAAAAATTAAAATTAAAATGTCAAATTTTATTAATGAAATAAAAGGATTTGGACTTGCTAATTTTAAATTTAGGGATCAAGACAATAATATTAAGTCAGTATTGGAGAATATTTCATACGCTCTACCATCTCAATCTCAAGAATATATTTTAGCATCAAAATTTAATGACGTTCAACCTCCTCCACCAATTTATGAACGTGATAGTAATTTGATAATCGCCTTTAAACCAATTATCAGAGAAAATATTAAATATATTGCTTACGAATCAAATTCAACTCAAATCCAACATGAGTTCACATCGGATTCAAAAATATCTAAAATTTGGGAGAAAGTATAAAAATGTCAAGTCCAATTAGGCCAGCAAAATATGAAAAACTCAGTATTATAAAAAATAATACTGAAGTCAGATTAGAAGGAAAAACTTCCAGTTTTCAATATTATGAGAGTGTACTATCTCCTTTTGTAACTGTAAAAATGAGTTATGTTGATACTGGAAATGGAACCATTTCAAATACTGATCGTCAGGGGAGAGTAGGAACAATTTATAATTCTCTTCCGATTGAAGGGGAAGAACAGATTTCATTTTTAATACAATCTAAATTGGGAGAATTAAATTTTTTACAGAACCCTTTATTGGTAAATGGATCTTCTAATTCGGGACAAGATTCTACAAAAGAGACAATTTTTTTAGATTTGATTTCGAAAGAAGGGTTGATGAACTTTGGAAAGACCTTAAATAAAAAATATAGCGGAACAATATATGAATCTGTAAATAAAATTTTAAAGGATGAATTTGGAATTCCATTTAATTCAAAAAATATAGAAAAAACAAAAAGAAATTATACTTTTATTGGTGGAGGAAGAACTCCGCTGGATATTTTAATTGATTTATCTTCCAAATCAAGCCCAGAGCAAGGTAAACCTGGATTTTTCTTTTTTCAAACTCAAGATGGATTTAATTTTAGGTCAATAGATAGTTTAATTTCTCAAGATCCTAAAGCAGTTTATAAGTATACTGGAGCAATTAGATCTACATTAAATGGTGATGATAATGATTTTAAGATAATGCAATTTTCTGTAGGAAGAAATAGAAATCTAATTAACTCTCTTAAAACAGGTGTTTATGTAAGTAGGCACATATTTTTTGATCCCAGAACCTTTAAATATACAGAAAAATATTTCAATATAGAAAATGGAACAATAACTAAATTGGGATCTAATATTTCAATACCAAGTAGTGCTAAACAAAATGTATCATCAAATTATGTAAGAACATTCCAACATATATTAGATGTTGGATTTTATGAGCAGGGCATAGGGAAAAAATATGATGATGATCCTGCTCTTCAAGTTGCAGAGGCAACGATGAGATATAATTTATTATTTGAACATGTTATAACAATGACAGTTCCTTGTAATCCAAATTTAAGAGCAGGTGATATTATCGAATGTTATTTTGAAAAAATTACAACTGATTCAAAAAATCAGGGATTTTTTGATGAGAATCAAAGCGGAAAATATTTAATTTTACATCTTTGTCATTATTTTGATACCAAAGTTTCGATAACATCTCTAACCATTGTTAGAGATTCGTATGGAATATATACTAATAAAAATGCAGACTAATGTTTAATAATTTCAGTAAAGATTCTCCTAATTTCTTCATAGGAACTGTTGTTGAAATGGACTACCAAAAAGAGCAGGTGGTACAAGGTCTTGGTTGGGGATGGAGATATAAAATTGCTATACAGGGAGATTATACAAATAATAATTCTGACATTTTACCAGAAAAAATAGGTTATGGTATTTGTTTATTACCAACAACTGCTGGATCTGGAGGTGGGGGTAGAAGAACACCGGTTTTAATATCTCAAGGCGATAAAGTTTTTGGTATAAAATTGGGAGGAGTGGACGGAATACCAATTATTTTAGGAACATTTCCAAGAACGACTGATATAGAAATTGGAACTAAAATTCATGATTGTAAGAGTGGATATGGCGGAAATTTGAAGAGAACTTCTTTATTGATTGAAGAAACAAATGAGAGTTGTAAAGGTAATACGCTTCAGTGTAGTAAAGGTGGTGGGAATAAATCAAATAGAGCACTTCCTTCATAATAAATAAAAACAAACAGAGTAATTGATTGATGGCTGCCAGACCAGATAGCGATGCTACAGGTGTTTCTGTAATACTTGCAGATCCATGTAAAGATAATTTTTTTGCTGAGATGGAATCTATTCTAGATAACTTTTTTTCAAAAGTTACTAGAGTCGGAAATTTTGTACTTGATTTGCCAAATCAAATTAAACTTGCTTCTAAAAATTTATTAAGCTCTGCAACAGGATTTATTAATGCTCTTTCTGGATCACTATCCGATAAATTGGTAGAATTTGTTCAAAATGGATTAAAAGACATTGCTGATACTGTTAGCAAATCTTTATTTGGAGAACCAGTCACAAAAATAATTGAAAAAATAGGAGAAGAGCAAACAAAAATTGTAGATCCAATCAAGGCATTATTTAAAGGATTGGAGTGTGTTGCGGCAAAAGTAATACAAGCGACTCAAAATGTTTTTAGTGATTTACTTTCTTCTGCCGTTAAAAATGTTTTAAATGTGCCAAGGTGTGCTGTAGAACAAATTTTGGGAGCTTTTTCAAATAAAGTTATTAATTTAATAGATTCTTTTGTCAGTCCATTATTGGAACCTCTAGAAAAAGTCTTCAATTTTGTTTTTAAAGTTAGGGATTTTTTGGTTGGATCTACAAATTTGATGAGAAAAATTGCAAATTTATTTAAATGTGGAGAAAAACAAAAATGCCCTGCTTCTACAAAGTATGTGATTAATAAGGGATTGAACAAAGATATTAACGACCAATTTAAGCACATAGATAGTGCAATTAGTCAGGCAGAAAATGCATTTTCTTTTATAAATTCTGGATCTTTAATAGAACAAGAATATGGGAAGTGGAATATTTTTGGGAAACCTTTGAGTGAGGCAAATCCTTTAGATCCTTGCTATACTGGAAACGTATTCGAATGCGGAACACCAAAGGTTGAATTTTTTGGTGGAGGTGGAACTGGCGCTGCTGGTAGAGTAATACTTGGAAAATTTGTTGATGAATTGGATCCTGAAAATATTTTGGGATCAGTCAAAAAAACCGCAAGTATTATTGGTGTACAAATTGATAATCCCGGAAGTGGGTACGAAGATGCTCCATTTGTAACATTTAGCGATAATTGTGATAGGGGT